TTGGTCGAATAAGGTTAAGTGGAAATGACGCAGATTCCAATCTTGAGTGGCATATTTACAGACAACGGGCCAGACTTTAGAACGTCTTATCCCGTTAACTTTGTTCCTGTGCCAAAAGCGAATGGAATCAGTAATGGATACTTACGACCCGCTGAAGGCATTGTTGGCAACGGTACTGGACCTGGCATTGATCGCGGTGGCATAAACTATAACAACGTATGCTATCGCGTCATGGGTTCTAAGTTCGTATCAGTTGCCAGCAATGGCGCTGTGACGATCTTGGGTGATGTCGGCAATGATAATCAATATGTAACCCTAGACTACAGCTTTGAATATATCGGCATTGCGTCGAACAACAACCTATTCCTTTGGGATATAGCAACAGGCGTTCTCGCTCAGAACACCGACCCTGATCTTGGCATAGTTCTTGATACAGTGTGGGTAGATGGCTACTGGATGACCACTGATGGTGAGTTTCTGGTGGTTACAGAACTTAACAACCCATTCGCAGTGAACCCGCTGAAATATGGTTCGTCAGAAGCTGACCCTGATCCAGTGGTGGCCTTGTTGAAATTACGCAATGAAGTCTATGCGCTTAACCGTCACACCATCGAAGTGTTCGACAACCGTGGCGGAGACCTATTCCCGTTCCAACGTATCGAAGGCGCTCAAGTCGAAAAGGGCGTGGTCGGCACACACGCTTGCTGCGTATTCCTTGAGAACATCGCATTCCTTGGTAGTGGCTTCAACGAAGCGCCATCTATTTATCTTGCCGCAAACGCAACCGCAAATAAGGTCAGCACGCAAGAGATTGACGAACTACTGGCTACATTCACTGAAGCGCAGTTGGCTACTGTAAAGCTAGAGGCACGGAACGATAGAGCGCACGAGCATCTATATATCCATCTTCCAGATCGCACGATTGTATTTGACGCAGCGGCATCGCAAGAACTGGGCCAGCCTGTGTGGTTCACGTTGACAAGCAGCCTTGTAGACTTCTCCCGTTATCGCGCTCAGAACTTCGTGTGGTGCTATGACAAGTGGTTGCTAGGCGACCCTACCAGCAATGACATTGGGTATCTGGTAAGGGATATATCTACGCACTGGGGACAGAAGGTGCGCTGGGAGTTTGGAACGACCATTCTATACAATGAAGGTCGCGGCGCGATATTGCAGAACCTTGAACTGGTTTCGCTAACAGGCTCGGTTGCGTTTGGCTTAGACCCAACGATTAACACCAGCTACTCGACTGATGGGCAGAACTGGAGCCAGCAGAAGTTTATCAAGGCGGGTAAGACGGGAGAGCGAGCTAAGAGGCTTGTATGGTTCCACCAAGGATGGATGCGTAACTGGCGCGTTCAACGCTTCCAAGGCACATCAGACGCTCATATGTCGTTTGCTAGGCTAGAAGCATCTATAGATCCATTGGCTTACTAATGGCTGTAACTCCAAGAAAATTAAGTCTGACACGAGATCAGTTTGCTTCGTTCCTCCAGGACTTCGAGCAGATTAAGCAATTCGAAAATCTATTTGCTACCGTTGATACAATCTCCAGCGTTACTCTGGATGAGATTAATATTGAGGCTGGCAACGCCAATGCTAATGCGAATGAGGCAAATGACAGCATTCAAAGGCTGCTGGACTCTTTAGACAGAGGGCCACCACCAGCATCACAAGAACAGATTGCATCACTGCAAGAACAGATCATGGGTTTGCAGCAGATGCCACCACCAAGGCAGAATCGCACACCTCGCTACGGTTCTTTTTATGATACAACAACACAGACAGCCGCCGTTATTAATACAGCGTATGGTATAACCTTTAACACAACCGATTTATCATATGGCGTGACTAGAGGCAGTCCCACTTCGCGCATTTATATAGATCGACCAAATGTTTACAATGTACAGTTTTCGGCTCAAGTAGATAAGACTGCTGGAGGTGTTGGATTGGTATGGATATGGTTACGCAAGAACGGTGTTAACGTTCCTGACAGCTCTGGACAAATACGCATACAAGGTAATAACGCTGAATTAGTTGTAGGGTGGAATTATATCATTGAATTAAACTCTGGCGACTACATCGAATTAATGTGGGAAGTTGACGATATATCTGTTATTTTATTGGCTGATCCGGCATCTGCCGTACATCCTTCTGTTCCGTCAATCATCTTAACGGTGACTGACAATATAAGTTCTATGGAGACTTGATATGGCTGTTTTAACTAAAGTTCTGATTCCAGCAAAGACTGCTGAGAATACGCAGACAGCGCAATACACTGCGACAAACGTTACTGCTATCATCGACAAGTTTACTGCTACGAATTACACCGCAACGGCTGCGACGATTAGCGTAAACCTTGTGGCGGCATCTGGCAGCGCAGGAAATGACAACCTTATCGTCATGACCAAAACGATCCAGCCATCGGAAACCTATACGTTTCCTGAGTTAGTCGGTCAGGTAATTATTACAGGCGGATTTATTTCCACGATTGCTGGTACAGCTACAGCCATCAACATCCGCGCATCTGGACGGGAAATATCGTAATGAAAAAGCCAATGATGATAATTGAAGGTTTTGCTGGTATACGCGAAAGCGAACCATTCATTACCACGGCTGAGAACAAGAAGAACACGAAAGTCGTGATCGACGATTGGATGCATGGCCCTGAAAAACCAAGCAATGAGCGCGGCGCTAATCCTGAATATTGGCAAGCATTAGCTGATGCGTTTCGTTGTGATGAAACAGAAGCTCGTCGGCGCAGATGTTCTAACTGTGAGTATTACGACAACAGCACAATGACTCAGGCTAAGATGGAAAAGATTCCATTCAACGAGTGGGACATTGATGCTGGCTTCCGTGGCTACTGCCATAAGTTTGAGTTCGTCTGTCACGATTTGCGTGTTTGTCAAGCACAAGAAGAACGAGAGTTTGAATTTGAAGATTGATTGTGATATGGTTTCGCCACAGAGCGTTATAAAGCATCCTGTGGCTTACCATTTTGAGAGATTGAAATGACGGACAATAACGCAGATTCCAATACAGAATTAGCTTATCAAAGCAGAGTCTCTTTGCCTGTGATCCGTCATGCAACCTTTGAGGATGCAGAGCAAATCGCGTATTTAGGTTGTGTGTTTCACGAACAGGCATTTGGAAATGACATTTTAGAGTATGACATAGACGATTGCATACTATCACTAGAGGGCTTTATTGGTCAGCCTAATTTCATTTGCATGGTTGCTGACGTTGGGGGCAGATTTGTTTCGTTTGGATCGCTGGTTCTAAGCCCAGTGTATTTCAATCACTCGCATATTTCTTGTGAAGAATTGTTCTGGTGGGCTGATCCTGAATCTAACTATCCAGGCATTGGCATGAAATTGAAAAAGAAAATGGAAGAAGAAGCAAAGGATCGCGGCGCTCTTTCAATCCAAATGAAGTCAATTAGTGCGTTGAATGGCGACAGAATGGCAAACCTTTATATCCGCAATGGATATAGACCAAGCGAACAATCATTTATTAAGAGGTTAGTTTAATATGGCTATTGGAACAGTAGCAGCGATTGCCCTTGGCGTTGGTGCATTAGGTAGTGCAGCTATCGGTGCAAGTGCAGCAAGTAAGGCTGGTAAGGCTCAGGTAGCTGCCGCAGACGCTGGCGCAGCAGAGCAACGGGCTGCACGCGAAGAAATGCGAGCCTTACTTGCACCTTATGTTGCTGCTGGTGGCCCTGCTTTAGAGGCCCAGATGGGTGCGCTAGGTCTTTCGGGAGCGGAAGCGCAGCAAGCTTATGTAACCCAGCAAGAGCAAAGCCCTATCTTTCAAGCATTGGCTCAACAAGGCGAAACTGCAATCTTACAAAACGCATCTGCAACTGGTGGACTTCGCGGTGGAAATGTTCAAGGCGCATTGGCGCAGTTCCGTCCTGCATTGCTAAATCAGTTTCTTACACAGCAATATGATCGTTTAGGCGGCATGACCTCGCTTGGTCAGCAATCGGCTGCTGGTGTTGGAACGGCTGGTATGCAGTCAGCCACAAGCATTGCGGATCTATTAGGGCAAGCTGGCGCTGCAAGGGCTGGCAGTGCATTAGGAATTGGCAAGGCCATTAGTGGGCCATTCAATCTATTGTCAACGCTAGGCGGTATGTCTGCCTCAAAATCTATGGGCTTTTAGAAAATGGTACAACCTTACGATTATTCACTTGGCACGCCATCAACCACAGAATCATTTCTGGCGGGTGTTCAGTCATATCAAAATCAGCAAAAGGCTGATGCGGCTAGGGCTTCTGCGGCGGCAGAGCAGGCAAAGATTGATCAGGCCAGAAACTTTAGCTTAGAAGCGCAAGAGGTTGCTAAAAATCCAACGTCTGAAAAGTTGTCGGCGCTATATGCTAAATATCCTTTGTATGGCGCAGACCTTGATAGGTTCTCAAAAAGTCTAGCCTCAAATGATAGGCGTACATATGGATCAATCTTACAAGATGCTATTATCGCAAAGGATGGTAATAAAACGCCAGAGGAAGTTGCGGCAATTTATACACGTGGTGCTGAAGCTGCTATAAACTCTAACCGCCCAGAGATTGCAGAGAGATTTGTTGAGGCTGCAAAACTGGCGCGCAATCCTAATATGAATGACAATTTTGCCGCACGTTCATTATATAATTTTATTGATCCAGAAGGCTATAAATTGGTTGAAGACAGTGCAGTCAAACTTGATACATCTTTGATTAAAAATCTTGTTGCAGAAGGATATGTTCCAGGCACTGAGGAATTTAAGGCTGCTCTGAAGGCTGAGCGCATGAAGATTACCACAACACTTCCAGGTGGTGGGTATTTTAGTGGAAGCCCCGAAACATTAACGGCAATTCTGAGTGGTCAACCATTACCCAGTAATGTGCAAAAGGGGCCACCTCGCCAGCCTACTACCAAAGAAGAATTTGATAAATTACCTCCTGGCGCAATTTTTATTGATCCAAATGGTGTAACTCGTCAAAAGCCAGGAGGTCAGACGGCTGCTCCGTCTGGTAACTTTCAAGGGTAGTGACATTAATCCATTGAAAGATTTAGGCGCTCTTGGCTTTTCTCCTACAAGTGGGTTTAGAACTGAAAAGCATCAACAAGCTTTGGTGAGGCAAGGGATGACAACAACTACCCGTGGTTCACATCCAGAAGGTGACGCATTAGACTTTATGCCACCTAAGGGAATGAAGATGTCTGAAGCAATTGCTTTGGTAAAACAGAAGTACCCAGGCACTCGCGTTGCTGCTAGTAATAAAGGTGCATTACATATAACCTTCCCTGGATGGGGCAAGGCCCCTGACGTAAGCGGCTCTCGTCGCAGATATGGTGTTTGATTATGGCTACTCAAGAAAATTGGTGGGACGGTTCTGAAGTTGTTGCAAAGCCCAATAAGGCGCAGCAAGTAGATGGTGGTGTCTATGTTGCTCCTACAAGAACGCCAGAACAGATAGCTGAACAAAACCGCCAAGAAGATGCTGCTGCGCGGGATGCTGCACGCCTTAAGATAGCTGAACGTGGGGAAGCAACTGGCCTTGAAGATACAAAGCGTAAAGGCTTTCTTGATCTGGTTACAAAATACGAAGGTGACGCAAACGTAGTAAAATATCAGAAGGTTTTGCCAATATATAACACTATGCTTACCGTTGCTAGTCGGCCCAACCCAAGCAAGGCTGACGATAACCTTCTGGTAACGTACTTTAGTAAAATTAAAGACCCGAGCACGGGTGTTCTTCAGGGAGAGTTTGCAACAGCAAAAGATGTGCAAACTGCGTATGACAAAGTAAAAACCGACCTAGAAGGTTTATATGATCCCAGTGTCGGATTTGTATCTCCCGCTGCTCGTCGGCAGTTTATTCGTGCGACTAATGATTTGGTTGCATCAGACCGTCAAGCATATCAATTTGCCCGTAAGCGCTATCGGCAGATAGCCACAGACCCTACTTTTGGTCAAAATCCAGATGCTGTTATTGGTGAGGATTTTGCTAATACATATGTTGACCAAATAAAATCAAGATACCTAGCCGTTATGGGTGAGCCTACTGCAGAAACTGCTGGTGGCGTTCCTGTGCTTAAAGTTGCAGAAGGTGATAAGTTCTCAACTGATCAAGATATTGCTATTGCAAGCGAGCTTCAGGGGATGTGGGCTGCTGGCAGAACACTTGATGAAGTTAATGCCAAGGCTATAGAGTTGACTGGGGGCAATCCTCTCAGTGAAGCAACGGTTAAGGCGCTGAACGAAGACCCGCAACGCACGATTAGATTCACTCCTTATCGCTCAGGTATACGCGAAGGCTCTGCTTCACAAATTGGCCCAGGTGAGGCTGCTGCGGCTGCTGCGTTACGTGGATACACTAGCAATCTTGGGGAAGAAATTCTTTCAGTATTTTCACCAGAGGCTGCTGCAAAACTTCAGGCTGCTGGTGAAGCTGGGATGGAAAAATATCCGATAATATCGACACTTGCTGAAATACCAAGCAGCATTGCATCTCCAGTTCATAAACTTACAAAGTTTCTTCCTGGTGGCCCAATAGTACGAGACATTGTTGAGGGTGGCATTTATGGCGGCGGCGAAGGACGTCCTGATGCTAGTGCTTTAGAGCGTGCAAAGACTGCTGCTGCTGGAGGCATATTGCAATCAGGATTTGGTGCTGCTGCTCGACGCTTTATGCCAGGTGGGGCTGCGCCAGATGGTGCTGGTATACCTGAAGGTGAGTTTGTTAATGTCACAGGCGAAGTTCCTGCTGGCATGGCTCCTGATATGCCTATGGGCGTACAAACGGCTCCATCACCTACTATTGCGCCAACTGCTGGAATAGAAACAGCAGCGACTGAACTTGGCCGTGATGAAATAACTGCCATTGCTCGCAAGGCTGTCAGTCGTGGCCCTGGCTCATCGAAGGCTCGCGCTGAACTTGCTGCACTTGCGAAAATTGACCCTGAGGCACAGGCTGCGGCGGATCGCCTTGGTATTGAATTGCCTGTTGATGTTCTTGGCGAGAACACACAGTTGCAAAGGCTTACTGGTCTAGATCGCGCCCAGATAGGCTCAGACATAGAGAAATCTTGGCGTCAAACTTATGATGCAGCCGCTGAACGCGCTTATGCCGTAATGGATGATCTTGAGGCTGTAACAGATGTTTCGCAGCTTTCTAAAAATGTATTTGATCGACTTGATACTGCAAATAAGGGCCTTGAGATTCAAGCTGATGATCTGCGTAAGCAAGTCAATGGAGCTATTGATGTAAGCGGCAGAGTAGATGCAACTGCTATAAGATCATATTTGGAAGATCAGATACGCAAATTAGGCGGCGGCAAAGAAGGTTTGGGCGCACTTTCTACAGAAGAAAAAAAGCTCTATGCTATGGTATCTAAGGGCAACCCAACATATGAAGCACTAGATAGCAAACGCGCAGAAATTGGTCGTGCAATGACCAAAAATGCTGGCCCTTGGGTAGACTCAAGCGAACGGCGTATAAAAGATATTTATGCTAAACTTGCTGATGATCAGATGGGCTTTATTGAATCCAGTGCTGGTAAAGAAGTTGCGGATAAGCAGCGCGCTGCAAATACTCTGTTCAAACAAATGTATGACGGACGGGCGCAAATGCAGGAGATTTTTGGACGTAATCTGTCTAAAGACCTTGCGCCGCTTATCACAACAGCCATTACCCAGGGCGGTAAGGGTGGCGTAGAAGCTATCAATAAATTGCTTACCAACATTCCAACAGATATGCGTGGGACAGTTTTAACTTCTGGATTATTCCAAACAGCCACAGGCGCAAATGGAAGATTTAGCTTTACAAACTTTGCAAATACTTATGGCAAACTGCGTGAACAAAGTGCGGTGTTTAATCAGTTTGCAAAGGCCATTGGCCCTCAGGGTGTGAATCTGTTAAATGACTTTAGTGCCATTTCCAGACGCATAGCTGATGCCGAAGCCAATATAAGCAAAACTGGTGCATCTACGCAGTTAAATGCACTCAATGCTGAAAACCTTTTGCTAAAGATTGTTAAGGGACTTGGTAGCGCTGGGGCTGCTGCTGGTGCGGCAAACGTCATGGGCGCAGATTTGCTTATGACTGCTGGCACTGTGATTGCAGCGGCTGGTGGCCCTGCCTTGGCCCAAAAGTTTGTTGGCAAAACTAATGCTGAAAAACTTCACGCATTAATGAAAAGCGATAATTTCCGCGAGCTTGCTGTCAGTGCGGCAACAGGTGAAGGGCTTGAGCGTAACATCAATCGTGTAGCTGGCAGTAAAGAGTTCAGCGATTACGCTAAGTTAGTTGGCATCGACATGAAGGACGCCCGTAATTGGTTAAACTCTGCAATAGCAAAGGGTGCGACGATTGGTGGCACAGAAGCTGTAGGTTCTAAACCAGACGAAGCACCAACTGTAGAAATGCCACAATGACCTTTCGCAGCAACATAATTTCGGCTATAAGCTCAAAGACGCAAGGGATTAAGTTCTAATGGCAGCTCTCTCTATTCAAGTTCCATATCCCGTCTTTTATGACCGTGATGGACAGCCGCTCGATAATGGTAACATCTACATTGGCGTTGCTAACCTTGATCCTGTGATCAATCCGCTTCAGGTCTATTACGATGAATCTTTGACCATTACAGCCAGCCAGCCGCTTGTGACAAGCGGTGGTTACGTTTATCGCAACGGCACTCCAACGCAGCTTTACGTTGATGCAAATGATTTCTCAATCACCGTCAATGATAGCAAAAACCTGTTTGTCTATAGTTTCCCAGAAGGCACTGGGCTTGGTGTCGGCGCTGCTAGTATTGAATATGATCCACCGTTTACAGGTGCAGTTACAAGCGGATACACGGTAGCAGACAAACTTTCCCAATATGTCTCGGTCATGGACTTTGGTGCTGTTGGTGATGGCGTGGCTGATGATACTATTGCGGTTCAAGCAGCTATTGATACTGGTGAGCCTATTGTCTTTCCTGCGGGAAGCTATGCTTGCGGGCCTTTGACGCAATCTACTAATTTCCAAAGATTTTACGCTAACGGCATCGTAAACATACTGAAAAATGCTAATGGCGTTCTGTTTACGTCAACAGGCAACTATGTCCAGTTTGAAGGTATCGAATTTATTGGCACTGGATTTACGGGGAATAACGTAAATCTTACAGGTAATCACCCAACGCTGACGAATTGTGCGTCATACGGAACACCTGGACGCGCACTAAAAGCAACGGGCGCCCACGTTCAAATCTTTGGCACTTGCAGAATTTACGCGACAACCGACGCAACAGCATCTGGCTTTGATATTGAGATCGGCGTTAGCGGAACGGCAACATTATACCACCAGCTTGTAAGCGTCTACACATCGCAAGCAACGGGCGGCATCTTGATGACCGACGTTGGTTCGCACGTTATTGTCGGCGGTCAGTTTGGTAAGTTGAGCATTTTATCCGGCACATCTCCATCAGGCGTAAACGGCGGTATAACTTCCAATGCTCGCATACTTGGTGATGTTACGGTTAGCCTATCAAACTCTGTGTTTTCCGGCAATCAGTTTAGCAATCAGACAATTACGTTTGGTGCTGGAACATCTCAGCATTGCATGGATTCCTCAAACCTTTTAATATCTGCCACCATCGTAAATAACGGAAATGCTAACTCACCAGTCATTAAAAGCATTGGTACAGGCTCACCTACGGGCATTATTTTGCAATATGGCAGTGATGCATTTAATTCGACAATTCGTTATTCAGACAACGAAATTTACTTGCAAGATGCAGGGCTATATCTAGCTAATAACAAAACGATATTTATAGCAGATAGCGCTGGCGTATATAAAAACGCGGTTTCCTTAAACAATGTTGACGACTTTAATTTTGGTGCTGATACAGGTGCAAACTTTACAAGCGTCAATTCTGGATCAGGGGGCATTTACCATGTCGTATCCGGCGCAAATGTCACTCAGACATTCACAGGTACTTTTAGGCCAGTTCCAGACGGCAGTGTAAACCTTGGTGGCCCTTCTAACCGTTGGTCTACTGTCTACGCTACAACAGGGGCAATCAACACATCTGACCGTGAAGCCAAGCAAGATATTGCTGATCTTAATGCCGCTGAAAAGCGTGCGGCGTTACGCATCAAGGGCTTGGTTAAGAAATTCAGGTTTAAGGATGCTGTTGCGTTAAAAGGCAGCGAGGCAAGAATCCATGTTGGTGTAATCGCACAAGATGTTGCCGCAGCGTTTGAAGCAGAAGGGCTAGACCCTACCGATTACGGTATGTTTTGCGTTGACGTTCTTGAAGATGGCACCTTGCGCTACGGTGTGCGCTATGAAGAACTTGCAATGTTTATGTTGGGTGCGTTGTAATGGCTACCTATTATTGGGGGCCAATGGCCGGAACATCAACAGGGACATGGAGCGCAGTAGGGATAACTAACTGGTATACTGATGTGGGCCGCACAGTTCCAGCAGTATCTGCGCCCACTTCAGCCGACAATGTTGTTTTTGATGCAGCATCTGATAATGGAACTACATTTAACGTCACGCTTGGCGTTGGCGCAGTATGCCGTGATATAACGGTATCAAATCTTGATTTTGGAATGACGCTAACGCACTCAAACCCTTGGGTTGTGCATGGATCACTATCATTTCCTGCAACTTTGCTGACTCGCGCTGGTTTTAACATAATAACCTTTGCTGCTACTGGTGCTGCCACAATTAGCACGAACGGATATAATCTTGACAACGCAGTCACGTTTAATGGCGTCGGCGGTGTTTGGCAGCTATTAAGTGACTTTGGCACTAATAATCCTGCTCGGACAAACTCAACCGTTACATTAACTAATGGTACAATTAACCTTAACAATTTTGTTTTGTACGCAGTGCAATTTGCATCAAGCAACTCAAATGCCCGCACAGTAGCTTTTGGAACAGGACGTATATCTATATACGGAAACAGCGTTAATGCTTGGTCTGTTGCGACTGCTACAAATTTTACCTATACTGGCACTCCAAACGTTTATGCAACTTACAGTGGTTCTACTGGTGGGCGGAATCTAAATCATGGGACAAGCTCTGGAGGGACGGAAGCCAATACACCAGATTTCTACATAACCGCCGGAACGGATTTAATAAGCTGTTTTGCTGCACGTAATATAGATTTCACAGGGTTTAGTGGAACCCTAATCGGCTCCGCACACAACATATATGGGAATGTAACTCTAAGCACTGGGATGACAGTAGGAGCATCTGCCAGCACTTGGACGTTTGCGTCTACTAACGCAACACCCAGAACCATTACTAGCAACGGCAAAACTATCAGCCAGCCAGTTACGTTTAACGGCGTTGGTGGATCATGGAGCTTTGTCGATGCATTCGCGGTAGCTGCAACGTACACGGTTACGCTCACGAACGGAACGCTGAACGGAAATGGTCAAGCTGTTTCGTTAAGCGCTTTTGCGCTAGGTGCAGGGACGAAAACGCTAACTTTGGGCAGTGGCACATGGACTGTTTTTGGAAGCGGCACTGCTTGGAACGCCAACACCAACGTCACCAATCTGACGGTTAGCGCATCGACTGGAACCATCAGCATGACTAGCGCCAGCGCTAAGACTTTTGCTGGTGGCGCAAAAACATGGCCAACACTTAATCAGGGCGGCGCTGGTGCGTTGACTATCCAGCAAAGCAATACATTTGCCAATATCACAAACACTGTGCAGCCAGCTACAGTCACCCTTACATCTGGCACAACACAAACTGTAAGCGCCTTTAGTTTAGCTGGAACCGCTGGAAACCTTATCACGCTCAACAGCAGCAGCACTGGCGTGCAAGCTACTTTAAGCGATAGCAGTGGCGTCAACAGTGTTTCGTTTGTGTCGATTAAAGATATAAACGCAACTGGTGGAGCAGTGTGGAATGCCTATTCCAGTTCGGGCAATATAGATGCTGGAAATAACACTGGTTGGGATTTTAATGATCTCTTGTTTCGCTACATTTATACCCGTCGTAAAAACAAAGTTATCTTTCCAATTTAAGGATTCATCTAATGTCTACAAATTCACAAATCGCATTCGCACCCCTTGGCGAGACCATCGCTATCACTGCAAACGCAACTGCACCTAATGGCGTTCAGGCTTTGGTTCTGGAGCGCAACAAAGCGCACTCGACTGGACAGTATCGCGTTATCAACGCTGGCACTGTGATTGTGCATCTTGGCGTTGGCCCAACTGTTGCAAAAGCGAAGGCGAATGCTGAAGCGGCTGTATCTGGCAACCCCGCTGCTGGCATCCCATTGCTTCCAGGCGCAGTTGAGATTCTTCGCTTTAGTGCTACATCTTATTTTAGCGGATTGGCTGCGAGCGCACAGACGCTGTATATTACACCTGGTCAGGGCATTTGACCAGTGGCAACCATAGACGAGACGCAAGCGCAACTTAACACGCATGAGCAAGTCTGTGCGTTTCGATACGAAAGTATCTGTGCGCGGATGAAGCGAATCGAAAGCTTGGGAATATCTGCTTGCGGCACAATCATTGTGTTGCTGATAGGCATACTAGTAAGCATCTTACTCAAGGGTACTCCATGAGTATAATTCTTGGTCAACGCAGCCTTTCACGGCTTGAGGGTGTCCACCCTGATCTAGTGCGCGTTGTAAAGAGGGCTGCGGCAATATCTGACTTGGACTTTACTGTGCTTGAAGGTCTCCGCACTCTTGAACGGCAGCGTAAATTGGTTGCAGAGGGCGCATCGAGGACAATGAAGTCTCGCCACCTTACTGGACACGCTGTTGACTTAGGTGCGTTGGTTGGTGGAGAGGTGCGCTGGGATTGGGGTTTGTACCTTAAACTAGGCGAAGTTATGCGAGCGGCATCCTTGGCTGAAAAGATTCCAATACGCTGGGGTGGCACTTGGAAACTTCTATCGGCTATCAATGGCCCAATAACTGCTAAAATTCTTAGTCGCTCGTTTCCTGATGGGCCACATTTTGAGATCGATCCAAGTAAGTATCCTCACACATGAGACCAATGGAGACCCCTCTTTATAAGCCTAACCATGGCGGCACTTACAGGATAGCTTTCAGCTATTTCTTTCGCAGTTCTGGTGTCTTTTCGTATTGCAAGAACCTGCTTGTCGGTAAGCTTCGCCATGCCATGTGCTTCACCCAATGGGTGAATGCCCATGCGAATGTTGTCCGCAATATTCTGTTTGCGTGTTCCCCAGTAAAGGTTATCGGCGCAGTTATTGCTTTTATTTCCATCACGATGACATACCTCGTGCTTAGGTGGGCAAGGGCCACTAAATGCCAAAGTCACCAAGCGATGAACATACGCATTCCGTTTGCGCCCTTCTTTGCCAAGCTTAACCGTGTGGTATCCAGTAGGGCGAATATATGGCAAAATTACTTTCTCTGGCGTGACCCTCTGGCGGTTGCCAAAAGACACTATGCGGGGTAGACTTCGAATCTGCCCTTTATCAGAGACCTCGTAAAGCCCTTCGTATTCTGGTATAGGTTTCCAAGTTTCCATACACGGTAGTTACCATATGAGGCCCATCTAGTAAAGGAAAGTAATATGAATAAGGATCAATTATTTGGAATCGTTCGTACACTTGCTGCGGCTGGCTTTGGCTATCTGGCAGGAAAAGGTCTCATCGACGGTGCAACGGCTGAAGCATTGGCTGGCGCAATAGCAACCATCGGCGTTGCTGTATGGTCAGTAATAAGCAAGCAGCCAGTAGTAGAGTCCGCAGAGTAATGAAGTTTCTGACGCTCTTGCTGAGTGTTCTGGACAAGATCTTTGGAGCTTGGGCAGAGCATCGTTGGAAGCAGCAGGGGCGTCAGGAAACTATCAAGGAAGCGAACGATGAGATTAATCGGCAAATCGAACTTGGCGAAGCTGCTATTATCGTCCCTGATCCTGAGCGCACTGAACGGCTGCGCAACCGTTTCGACCGTTCCCGTAAATAGCTATTGCGCTATTGCGAAGCCCATTACCTATGACGCAAAGCAAGACACGCCTGAAACGGTAGCGGAAGTCGAGCTGCACAATGGCGTATTTATTTGCTTATGCGAGGCTGATTGTCCGAAAGGCAAATAAATGGCTTTCCCATTAAAAATAGATGAAGCGTTGTTTCAATATGCAACGCCCCGCCAACGTGAGGTGCTTGAAGCAGTTAATCTACATGGAAGCGCTAAAGCCGCCTCTATTGCATTAGGTATCAATGTAGGCGCAGCAAGCGATGCCTATATTGCAGTCAAGAAGAAAGCTGCTCAAGCTGGGTATGCACCAGAATCTGGAATTAACCACCCCGTAGCACAAGGCTTCCAGCTAAAGGGCTACAGTCATCTAACCAAAACGGCATCTGGCGAAAACATCTGGCTCAAGACAGAGGCAGTGCGCGAACGATGGGAGAAAGCTGTAACAGATTCCATTGCTAATTGTGCAATGCGGCAAATTAACATTCCACCACCTAAAGTGCAGACGCTTGATGGCGCTGACATTATCCCCTGGCTGAATATAGGGGACGCGCATATAGGAATGCTGGCCCACAAGGATGAAGTTGGACAGAATTTCGACCTCAAGATTGCCAAGATAGAACTTTTGCAAGCAGCGTTTGATCTGATTGATATGGCTCCTGATTGTGAGCGCATGGTAGTTAATGACTTGGGTGATGGCACGCACTACGAAAACATGGCTGCGATGACAGAGCGCAGCGGTCACCAAGTTGACTTTGATAGCCGCTTTCCAAAGATGATCGAAGCCTATCTAGACATTATGGAAGCCATTATTGAAAAGGCTCTCACAAAGGCCGTTACAGTTGATGTAATCATTAACCAGGGCAATCATAGCGAGACCAACGACTATTGGGCTGCACACTACTTCAGGCGGCTGTATGGGCGGCTGGGAAGCAATCGCGTCAACGTGCTAAAGAACGAAAGCCCATTTATAGGCTATCGTATGGGAGATACGTTTGTTCTGGTTCACCACGGTCACAAGTGCAAGCCAGAAGCATTGCGCCAGATCATGTCAACGGACTACAGGATCGACTGGGGAGAGGCTAAGTTTTGCTATATAGATGGAGGCCATATACACCATTTTAGCGCCAAGGAACTGGGTGGCGCTCAATGGGAGAGCTTCAATAACCTAGCCCCTATGGATAAATATGCTCATGATGGCGGCTGGCGCTCTAAGCAAGCCATGACGCTTGTATTGCGCTCTCGCACCTATGGAGATGTAGGGCGCTATAAGATGCCCATTGAAAAGGTCTGGAACGCAATATCTAAGGTTAATCCAAAGCATTACATTCCAGAACCCAAACGAGCTTTCTCTGCTTAATTTTGTTTGATGTGCATATCCCGCAAACATAAGCCATAAGCCAGTTTGCGGGATATTGTTGTTAGAAAAATGACACGTTATCTCTGGCGAGGATGATTCCCGTTATCCTGCCCACATATATAAGCAGCGCCTATGATGAAGGCGAACCAGAAGAACAATATGGTGGTCTGCGTCATACTCAAAGCCTCCTAAGGATAATCGAAATATTCTAATACGCGCACTAGCGACTTAACAAGTTCCTTGTGCTCAACATTATCTGAGCTGATGATCTCTTTATCTAAGGCCCACTGAGCCGCTTCTAGTGCTTCTTTGAGACATGCTATAACGATGCCATCTAGCTGCGATT